CCGGACACGACGGCCGCGCTAGCATGGTTGCACAACAGGCGGCCTGAGAAGTGGCGTCAAAAACAACGTGAATTGCCGCCTGAGCAAACGACCGAGATTAAAGACTTCCTTGATGCCATCAAAACCCAAGCGAAAAAGAAGCTTAACGACAATGATGATGAGAAGGTCAAGCTGAATGAAGGTGACAAAACATGAAGCTGTCACCCAAACAAATCGATTTTATCGCACATCAAAGCAAAGTCGACATAGCGGAAGGCGCTTCCGGCACAGGTAAATCACAAGTCGCGAAGATGAAGTTAATCACACAAGTTGATCAATCACCGCGAAAGCAACATTTCATCGCCGGCGAATCAGCCCCGGTGGCTTATCGTAACCTGGTTGATGACGATCTTGGCTTACTCGCATTGTTTCCAAACGTGACGCCCGGCACGAATGTCAAAAAAGGGAATCACCTTATCATGCTCGACAGCAAAGGTCGCGAGAAGATTATCTACATCTTCGGGTTTGGTGATTCAACAAAATGGAAAAAGGTCCTTGGTTCGACCGTTGGCTGCGGCTTGATTGACGAGGCAAATCTTGCACCGGTATATTTCATCAATCAGTGCTTTCGAGGGTTGACACGACCGACTGCGGACTATTGGCTGGGCATGACACTTAATCCGGCACCGCCCGGATCGGAAGTCTACAAACGATACATCAATAAAGCAAGGCCGATCAAGAAGTACTTTCCGCGCATACCAAGCAGCATCATTAAAGAGCTGGCAGCTGTCAAAGGTGTCAAGAACTACACCTATTGGCATTTCAACCACGATGACAACCCGGCACTCACTGAAGAAGCCGTGCAGAGTCTGAAAGACGCATTGCTTCCCGGATCTCCTGAATGGTTGTCGCTTATTGACGGTATTAGATCGGCCGGAACAGGCGCCGTGTACGCCAAGTATCTCAACGATTCGTTCATCTACGAAGAAGTGCGGGATGATAAAAACAAGATGCAACCCGCATACAATCAATTCGATATTGGTATTGACATCGGCGCAGGCGATGAGAACAACGCCGCAAGCGTGCTGGCTTTATCCGGATTCATCGGCCGTGATGTCTACAATGTCGATGACTACGAGTGTCAATCAACGCAGGTCGACCACTTGCTGAACGAGTGGTGTGACAAAATTGAGCAATGGTGGAGTCTCTACCAAACAAGGATTAGAGGCATCTACATCGACGGTGCCGGGGTTTCAAAGACCCTAATTCGCACATTGAAAGATCGGCTTATCGAACGCAGCGTCATGATCGATGTCGCGCCTGCTTGGAAGTTTGGCAAGGACGGCGGCATCAAAGCTCGCATGTTTGTCATGTATGCGTTGATCAACCAAAAGAGGATTCACTTTCGAAAAGGCAACAAACTCTATGAAATGTTAAAAATGCTTGTCAGAGGCGAATCACCGGATGTGCTCATTGAGGACAATAACGACATCTGGAACGACTACTACGACGCGTTCTGCTATTCGTGGACGCATCGAACGGAAGAAATAAGGTGAGAGAATGGGCTTTTTGAAAACAGCGGTAAGAAATTGGCTTGGTTTGTCGCACGAAAACAGAAAACCGGCATCGGATCTCAATGTGCCGGAAGGGACATTCATGAACGGCATCACGCCATATGCTGACAAACTGAACGAGTTTTGGCTTTGGTACACAGCGGACGCTCAGAAGCTGACGCAATACTATGCCAACATGCTCTCGGTGAAGGCCAAGCAAGATTATTTCTATGCAAAAACCGCATACGAAGAGAACAAAAAAACACACTCAGGGCTGCCCAGGGCTTTAATTGACACGCTTGTGAATGTGACGGGCATCCCGGATGTGACGGCTTCGATCAATGACATTGACAACCAAGAGATTATCGATGAAGCAAACGAGCGCATGGAAGAGATTGTTGACTTTAACGACTTAAAAAGCATCATCAAACAGGACTCAAGGCCCAAGACACTCGCAATCGGTGGCGGAGCATTCTTTGTCAGCAATCTATCCGACCGCGATTCGGCACTTGACAAGCCGGTCATCGAGTTTGTTGACGAGCGTTTTTGTGAGATTGAAACCATTGGAAACATCTTCGTCGCAGCAAGCAAGAAGACCGTCTATCACTATGAGAATAAGAAATACGTTCACACAGAACGCCGGTCTTACAATTTGATCACGAACAACCTCTATGACACTGAGAAGAAAAGATCCGTCCCTCTTGAAACGATCCCCGACACAGCCGGCTTGGAAGAAGAAATCAATCTGAACATCGATGCAATCCCCGCAGTGCCGGCGAGATATAAAAACGGTTATGAGACATATGGTCTTTCAATATTCGAGGGCAAGCTCGACCTTTTCGATGACTATGATCAGACGACGAGCCAGTTGGCGGAATTGATTCGCAAATCAACCCCGGTCGAGTACATGCCTGCTGAGCTCATGCGCAAGAACAAAGCCGGAGAGGCCATCGCCCCGACCGTCTATGACCGTAAATACATCATGCTGCAGCGGTCAAATCATCAGGACGACAAAAACAAAATCGAAATAAAACAACCGCAACTCAACTTCGCAAGCCTAATTGAGGCCGGAACAGATCAGCTTATCAAAATATTCAACGGCGTCATCTCCCCGGCATCCATCGGCATGAACATTGCCGCAGATGCTTCCGGTGAATCCGTGAGAGAGCGTGAGCGTGTCACCTTCGTGACGAGAGGGGACATCATCGACAATGAATCAGGCATCATCAAACGCGTGCTTGAGTTGGCGCTTAAAATCTACGATTACATGGAAGGCAAAGAAATCAAAGATTACGACGTCCACGTTGATTATCCCGAATATTCAGCCCCAACATTTGATAAGCTCGCAAAGACATTGCTGCCGATGTGGGCGCAAAACAGAATCAGCCCCGAAAGATATGTTTACAATCTTTATGGCGATGACCTGACAGAAGAAGACAGGCAGCGCGAGATTGACTTCTTGAAAGAAAAAAGAGAGCAAATCAACGATGTTTCCCTCTTCGGCGGAGAAAACAATCTATTTGGCGACCATGACGATGATGAAAACGACAATGAAACCGAATCAGAAAACAAAGAAAAAGAAAGCGGTGGTGACGATGATTAAGAAATTACTCATCATAGCAATGGCGATCATGTCCTTTGCGATGATGTCATGCGGGTTTGATGCGGATGAGGCTTACACACACATGGATGAGCTCGAGACGCCCGAAGAAATCAAGGTCTACACATCCGGGCTGAAAAACTACGATGTGGTCGCGACTCACAAGACAGAGCTTAACGAAGACGAGACACTTTACTATATCCCGGAAGTTGTGAAGACGGACGGCAAAACCTACCTCAACGACATCAACGGCTACTATGTCTTCGACTCAGGCAAAATGTATGTTGAGATGGCTTGGACAGAGTTGGACGATGAGGCGTTGGAAAAGATCTTCGGCGATGATTAGCAACCATGTTCAATAACGAATCATGGAGTGAATTCCAACGCAAAATCAGCCTCAAAGTCCAAGCGCTGCAAGAGTTGCTCATCGCAAAGACGAATCTCGAGCTATCGAGAGACCTTGACATACCAAAGAAGCTTTGGATGCAAAATCGCCTGGCACACACCGAACGGATGAAGCGTTTGTTCAAATCAGAAATCAAGCGCACAGCCAAAGAGGTCAGGAAGATTGCTGAGGAAGGCATCAAGTATTCGATTGACAAATCAACCGAAGAACTGATAGAGGCCGTCGGCAAACCAGCCAAAGAGAAAATCACGAGAGCGACCAAGATACCTCTTAAGATCGGTCTTGAAAAAATGGACCAAAAGGTCTCGGGCGATTTGCAGATGTTATACATGTCCGCTGTGTCCGACTACAGAGCGACGATACCCAAGGTTGAATTAGACAACCGGGGACTATTCGACATCATATCGAACCTGACCAGGGAGAAGATCGAAAACGGCTATGTCGTCTATGACAACGGTAGGAAGATGACTTACCGGAGCTACATTGAAATGAGCGTGCGCACTGAGATGCAACAAAATGCGCTCAGGAACCTTGAAGAGTCTTCCGAGGCGGCAGGCATCGAGGTCTACATCGCTTCGGCACACGCAGACAGCGCAGACGATCATGCGCCATTTCAAGGCTATTATTATTTAGCCGAAGGCGTGCCCTGGAAAGATGAGTACGATCAATATAACTTTCATCCGCAATATAAATATCTGAAGCAAGTCAAAGATCTCGGTTTTCTCACAAGGCCTAATTGCAGGCACTACGTCATGCCGGTCACATGGGATCAGGTCAAGCAGAAGAAGAGCATGCACAGACAACTCGGCATGCCAAACAGAAAGCAAAACCCCAACTTCTACGACAACCTTCAAGAACAAAGGCGCAATGAGCGGAAGATCCGCAAATATAAAAACCGTGTCAATAACGACCGGTTGTTGTTAAAAAACGTCAAGGATGATGAACAACGCGCCGTTATTCGCGGCAAACTCAAGAAAGATAAACGGCTTGTCGACAAATGGCAACACAGACAAGATGAATTGGTCGACAAGAAGTTTCTCAAACGTGACAGGCAAAGAGAACGCCCGGGCATCATTGTGCACGACATGGGCGTACGCAAGAAGAAAACCATATAAAAGAGCCGGTGGGCTTAAAACACTAAAGCGTGGCTGCTTCAAAGGCCGGTAGCGTGGCTGCTTCAAAAGCTAATTAGTCCTGACTCGACTTAAAAGGGAGTGTGTATCATGAGCGAAGAAAAAGAACAGACCAAAGCTGAAGGCACGGAAGAGACAAAGGAAGAAACCAAGCAATCAGCGGAGAAACAAAAGGAATCCGAAACCAAAACGGTGACGGAAACCAAAACGGATGACACGAAGAAAGAAAAAGTGTCATTTGAGAAAGACGAGTTTGAGCAGCGGCTCAACAACAAGTTTGCGGAAGGCGCCAAAAAGGCCGAAAAAAACTTACTCGAAGAACTCGGTTTTGACAGCAAGGATGATCTAAAAGAGATCGTCAAATCAAACAAGGAACTTTCCGAGAAGTATGATTCCGCATCCCAAGAGCTTTCGAACCTGAAAGCCGAACGCTTGGCGATCAAGCTTGGCGCTGACGCTGAAATCGCCGAGAACGCAGTGGCTCTGCTGAAGGGCAAGGACAAAGAGATCAACGAGGAGAACATGAAGGAGGCCATCAAGATTTTTAATGGCAACTCGACCTCGCGTGGTTTCGGCACCACCCCGAAAAACCGAACTGCGGACGATGACAAGAAAGCGCCGCCAAAAGTTTTCTAAAATCACAAAGGAGTGACACAACATGATTCTCGATATTTTTCAGGACATCGAATTCAAAACGAAACGATTCGCACGCACCGACGCAACCGGCGTGGTCGACAGCGCCACAGCCGCCGCAAAGCTTTCGGAAATTTATGGGAACGTCGTCGAGACGTACCAGAAGAAATCCGGAGTTGCTCGCGTCAAAAACGCCAACGGATCCGGAGATCCCTCTTATGGGTCAATGGTTTTCTCGCGTTTTGCAAACGCGTCAGTCAACGACTATGGCACGGCACGAACCGCCGGCAAAGGCGACGCCCTGCAGGATGACCAGATCACGGTCAACCTTGACCAGGACAAAGAAATCGTCGAAGAGCTCGAAATGTTCGACGTCAAAATGCACGGCGTCGCAAACCTCATTCAAAAGAGGGGCCCGAATCACGCCCTGCGCATGATGGCGCATCTCGACAGAGCGGCTCTCACAGCGGCCAAGACCGCAGCCGCAGCTGAAGGCAACAACGCCGACATCACTTACGCAAACGGCACCACGCCCGACTATCTCGATCTTCTCGAGGAAACCATCCTCAAGGTTGAAACGGTCGAGAACGATTATGTGGACGGCGTCGACCGTTCAATGATCGTCGTGTTCCTGCGTCCAGGCATCTTCTCAAAGATCAAGAAACAACTCGATTCGGTCTTCGCTTACAACGGAAGCACTGAACTGATCGAAGTGCCCGGATACCATGAGGTTCAAATCATCAGCGAGCATTACCTGCCCGCTGACACGGATTTCATCGCCACGACTGTCGGGAACATCGCGCAACCGGTTTATTCCGACGGATACACCGACGGCGGACGCATCAAGCTGTCCAACGCTTATGAGGTTTCACTTTTCTTCAAATACGGCGCGGACATCCTCGCCCCGGATCTCGTTTTCGAAGGCGAATACGCCGAAGCAGCGGCTTAATATCAATATTTACCCAGGGGGCATATGGTCCCCTGACCTCAGGTGAAGAGTTCATCGCGGTGCGACTCCGGGACACCTGACCGAAAGAAAGAGGTGCGATCATGGTTGAATTAACGATGCCAAGCAAAGAACAGTTTTATCAATATACCGGCGAGCACATTTCCGGCAAACTGGCCGGCGACATGAAGAACCAGGAAGACTTGCTGAACATCCTTTTCAAAAGGTCATATAGAACAATCTACATGAAGATGCCGGGGATCCGTGTCGAAGATCTCTCAGACGAAGATCTCGCGAATTGGCACATTCTGATCATGGAACAGGCCGAATACTTCTTGAGCGTCGGTGATAAGTCGTTGAGTGAGGGGAGCAAGGCGAGCCTATCGCCGAACGTGCCTGAATTGGCATCGTCCTTCGGGCTTTGGAACGCTTATTACTATGTTAATATTAAATAACCCAAAACGCGACCACAACGTCACATT